CGGTCCACCAGGTAGGCATCGCAGTCTTGCAGCAACACGCCAGAGGCAAGTTGACTGCCATCGGTGGCACTTGGATCGAGTTGCTTGACCTTGCCGGTGGCTGCTACCAGCCCAAGCACGGTGCCAAGCACCAGGGTTTGTCCAGCAGTCAGGGTGGCGCGGTCGCGCGAGTAAAAGCCTTCGTCTTCGTATTTGAGCAAGTCGCCCAGATTGAGGGTTTGTTTGATTTCAGCCATGGAGTTCTCCTATTAGTGAGGGGGTCAGGTGGGATTTAGCGAGCACCGATTCGGGCTTTGACGGCGGCAATCAGCGGGTTATCAGGCGAAGCAGGGTTAGTTGCCGCCATTTCCTGGCGGTGTGCAGCATTCGGGTCAATGCGGCTGACGATCTCAAGCGATTGCTGCGCCATGGCCGTGAGCAACTGGCTGCGCACCTGACTGGGTGCCACTTTGGCCTCCAAAAAGCCAGCGATCAGGTCAGTTCGGCCAGCCAGCGTGCAGCTTTGCGCGACTTCAATCGCATCAGAGACTGCAAACACGGCGTCGGCGGTTGACGTGGTGGCCGACGTGGCGGCTGTGGCATCCGTTTGGGCGAGTACGGGGGTGGGTTGGACGGATTGCGTCATGGGAATTTCCTTTTCAGGTGAGGTTTCAGGGAGGGTTTGACTGGCAAGCAGCCGGGAGAGCGAGGGAACTGGTGGGGTCAGCATGGAATTGATCTGTTTGAGCGCGTCATCGAGCGTTCCCACGTCATCAGCCAGACCAGAAGCAACCGCGTCTGCGCCAAAGAACAGGGCGGCTTGGGTGCTTTTGATGGTGTTCACGCCCATGCCCCGGTGTTTGGCCACCGTCGTGGCAAACAGGTCATAAATGCGGTTGACCTCACCTTGCAAAAAGCTGTGTGCTTCACCCGAGATGGGTGCGTGCGGGTTGAGATCGTTTTTTCGATCACCGGCAAACACGGCGGTGTAGGCAATGCCGTCTTGCTGGTCTTTGACCGACTGGTCAACGTGCATCGCAATCACACCAATGGAGCCCACACCACCGGTGCGCGAGACGATCAAACGACTGGCGGCACTGCCCAGCGCATAGGCGGCGGAAAACGCCATGTCGTTGGCAACCGCCCAGACCGGTTTGATGGCCGTGGCTGCGCGAATGCGGTCGGCCAGATCGAACACGCCAGAGGATTCGCCACCGGGTGAGTCAATGTCGAGCAGGATGGCAGCAACGCTCGGGTTGGCCAGCGCCGCTTCCAGCGATTGGGCAATTCCGGCGTAACTGGTCAGCCCAGACTGTGTTTCAAGCCCCTGGGTGCGCCGCACCAGCGTGCCATAAATGGGAATCACGGCAATGCCAGACTGACCAGGGCTGGTATCAGATTGGGCAGCATTGCGATCAGGTGGTGCAAACCCGGTTGATGCCGACAAGTCGGGCAGTCCGACGCGCGAGCCCAGCACGGACAGGATGACATCGAGTTTTGGGCGATGGATGAGCAACGGCGCACCAAACAGGCGTGCCGCCAAATGCGGTAACAGGTTCATGGAAATCCTCTACGTGTAAGTGGTGACGGGATCGCTGGCTTGGGTGTCGGCGGCTTGAGCTGCATGCTTGTTGGGCTCTGCGCTGCCACCGTCTTTGGAGGTACGCCGGGGGTCGGAGTCAAAAATCAGACCCAGGTCATCGGCGCGCTGGTTGTCAGCAGCGATTTCCCGGTCGACGTCCTCTGCGTCATAGCCAAAAGCCGAAATCGCCTCAGACCGACTCATCAGCCCCGAGCGAATCGCCAGCAACATGGCTTTGAACTCTTTCTCAGGGTCAACCCACTGCCAGCCCTGCGGAATCCACTTGGCAGCGAGGTATTGCCTGCGCTTGGCGTTGCCACCCCGGGCAAAACCCGGCGCTGTCAAGGCACCGCTGAGCACGGCCTGCTTCATCCATGCAGCCCACACCGGGCGACACATCTGATGAACCAGCACGCCGTGCTGCACCATCTCGCATCGCCTGCGGAACTCAAGCATCCCGGCGCGAATGCTGGAATAGTTCACGCCAGAGAGGTCGCCAGTCAGTTGTTCATAAGTGATACCAATGGCCGCTGCCACTGCCCGAAACTGGGCGCGCAGGAATTCACCGTAGGAGCCACCCACATCGGCCGGGTCAGAGAACTTGATGTCTTCTCCGGGCTCCAGTATCTGCATGGTGCCGGGCTCAAGACCAGCCAGCGACACACCGTTGCCATCCGGCAAACCTTCGCCCAGCAGGTTGTCCTCCACGCTTTGGCGGGTGACAAAGCCTGCGAACATGGCGGCGGTCTTCTTGCGCACCAGTTCCGCATCGTCGTACTGGTCGAGTTCATTGAGCTTGACCAGCGCGCGTGAGAGCCACGGCTCGCCCCGAATCTGCCCCGGGCGGAGCACCTTATACAGGTGGATGATTTCACTGGCATCGATGCGCACCGTCTCCAAGCCACCCTGGCCGGACATGGGTGCGAGCCTGCCGTCCTCTGGGTGAGATCGGTACAAGTGGTACGCCACGCGCCTGCCAACCCCATCAAATTCGATGCCCGAGCGGACAACGTTTCCTGAATCAAGATCGATGTTGTGATTCAGTGGCAAATGTTCTGGCTCGATCAACTGAAGTTGCAGCGGCACACTCAGACCATCTTCAGGTCGGCGCGGCCGCAGTCGGATCAGGCACTCACCGCCCTCCAACATGGCCCGACAAGCCAATGCTTGCAAACCATAAAAGTCAGTCTGGCCTGCCGCATCGGCTTCCTCCACCCAGTCGCGCCACAGTGTCTGCACTGCAGCCTTGAACGTGTCGTCACCGGCCAGACTTTGTGGCTTGATGCCGGTGCCGACCGCATTGGCCACAAAGGCCTCGATGCCAGATTGCGCCCAGGCGTTGCGTCGCACCAGATCGCGGCTTTTGGTGCGCAATTCGGAATTGGTGGCCAAGAGCGCCGACACAGCGCCCGGGTTGCCGGGCATCCATGCCTGTGCGCGTCTGCCACGGCCTGCTGCCTCATGAACCGGCCCCTGACCCATCTGGCCAAACAGGCTGCGGATTTTTCCGAGCCAGCTCGCTGGCGTACGTGATGTATTCCAAGCCATCAGAAGCCCTTGGATGTGGTCACGCGAATCTGGCGCGGCGCGCCAGGCCACATGCCAGTGGATGCAGCCTGCTCAGACAGACCTCGTTTGACCTCACGAATGGCTTGGCGTAGTTCGTCAACGGAGCGGTATTCGACCGTCTTGTCGCCAAAGGAGACACGACGCTCCCCTTGAGTGAGTGCGGTTTGCAGGGCTTCGAGTTGGGTTTGTGAGAAGGACATGGTGGTTTTTCTGTTCGGGCCTTAGCGCCAGACGGTCAGATTGGTCTCGGTGGTGTCAGACAAGGTGCCGCTGGCGGTGGCGCAGATGACTTCGACAAAGTCAGCAGTCTTTCCCTCAGCCAGCACCCGGGCGGCGGCGTACTTCATGGTTTTTTGTTGACCTGCATTGCGTGCAAAGGCCTGCCAGCAGTAGTTGGCGTCCCTCATCGGCGAGATAAACGTCACCCGAAACCGGCCAGTGCTGGTACGGGTGACACTTTGAACATTGAACCCAGCCCGAACAAGCACCGATGCCTGCTCGCCAGAGCCACTGACACCAAAGCACACCCAGGCTTTGGCAACCCCTGGGTGATCGGCGGTGATGCGGGTCTTGAGTTCCAGGGCAAGGCGCTGCGCCAGTTCGGTGACGTGTTGGGCCAGATTCATGGTCAATCAGTCAGAGTGAACTGCTTAGGCCACCAGGGCAGCTTCGAACGCGGCCACAAAGTCGGTGTCAAAGTTGCCAATGTCCAGCGCGGAGACCGCACCAATGTTCTGGCGCGCCTGATCTTGCTCAACGGCAGTGAGGGCCTGCGCCGCATCAAAGCGGACTCGGGCATTCACCGCTGTGAGCAACGCATTGATGCCAGTCTGGTCGCTCAAAATGGCAGTTTGAAGCTCCTTGAGCGTGTCAAACGCCGCATCAGCGCCGCCCAGCAAATCTGCCTTGAGAGCATCCAACAAGGTGGTGATCTTGGATGCCGAGAACGTGGTGGCAGTGCCTGCGGCGTTGACATCGTCAATGAGGGTGATGCCAGCCAACGTAGAAATCTGGGTGCGCAGCTCGTTGATGGAACTGACCAGGTTGGTTTTGTCAGTGGTGGAGAGGTTGGACAGCGTGCCGACCTGACCGTAAATGGTCTTGAACTCGGCGGCAAGGCGTAGAACCAGGGATTCAAGACGTGTTTGCAAACTCATGGGGAAAACTCCAAAAAAGTGGAAAGAGAAATAAAAAATGGCACCGAAGTGCCAGGGTTAGACAGCCAACAAGTGACCACAGCCCCTAGCGTTTAAGCCAGGGACTACGAATCACGCGGCGACTGAATTTGGGCTGTCCAGAAACACTGATGCCAGCGCGACCTTGTTCGGTTGGGCTGGCATCAATGGCATCTGTGGACAAATCTGATGGGGTGACATTCATCCCTGGGTCGGGCGGTCGCGCCAGCCCAAGTTGTTTTTCTAACTCGCGCCAGTGGCGCTCCTCGAAGCGGTCCAGACCGACACTCGACGCTGCCGCCCGGGCGTACACATAGCAGTCCAGCGCTTCGTTGCGCTCGCGCATCTTTTGCCACTCGCGGTGGGCAAAGCCGTTTCGGTCGTGGCGGGTGATCAAACTCTCGGCGCACAACTGCTGCACATATTCGGCGTCCACCTTGGGCAAATGAACAAATCCGGCCGGGTAAAGCGGTGTACTGCCGTCAGAGCCCACATCTGCTGCTTTGCGCAGGTTGTTGTAAAGCTCCATCTTGGCCATGCCCACCGCCACCGAATACAGCTT